TGTTCGATGACCGGCAGGTTGTCGAGAGCTTCGTGGCGGAACTCACGCGCGATTCAGGCTGGCGCACGCTGGTGGAGACGACCGACGTTCGCCGCGTTTTGGGCGAGGGGTTGGAGAAGATTTCCGCCAACAAGTTGCGAGCCAAGTTTTTCAAGCTGTACGATGGATCGCTGTCGGGTGCCGAGTTGGAGAAGTACCGGGGACTCGTGAACGAGGACTTGGGACACCTGATGCAGAGAATCGAAGCGGTTCGAGAGCAGACGCTGGAGTCTGTTTCCCGGTTGAGAGAGGTGGCTGCGAAGGTGGACGAGTCGAAGCAGGAAACCGTGCGAGCGTTCGAGGACCTCGTGACCGAGTTTTCTGCCGACCTCGTTGCCCTTCCCGGCGCGCTCTCGGAGACCGTGCAGGGCGTGGAGGCGGTTGGGGCTCTCGGGAAGCTGTACGACGCCGTCGCAGAGGAACTTCTCCGGTATGAGGTTGCCGGGGCTTTCGTAGTGCAGATGACCAACAGACTCGCCACCGCGAGCTGAACGAACTGGAGGATGAAGATGCTTCACCGTGGCCCTGTCGTCATCACGACGCTCGAAGAGGACTTCAAGAAGATCGGACTTCTCAGCGAGACCGAGAAGACCGAGGACGAGGAGTCTGTGACTCCCCCGACCCCCAAGGTGGAGGCCAAGCGGAAGGCCAAGACCGAGGAGGACGATGAAGAGGAGATGGACGCCGAGGACGGCGAGGAGGGCGACGACGAGGAGGACGCCGAGGCCGAGGAGTCGGTCGAGTACGACGGTGATGAGATGGACGAGGCTCGGCGCGTCGCGCGCCGTGCGGCTGCCGACTCCCGGTCGGGCAAGCTCACGCGCACCAAGCGCACTCCGCCGTCGCTGCGCATGAAGGCGAAGCGGTACTACCGCAAGATGAAGCGCAAGCTGAAGATGGCGTTCAAGCGCAAGATGCGCAAGCCGATGGCTCGCCGCCGCCAGAAGTTCCTCGCCGCGAAGCGGGCGCAGCGCGCGGGCGGCAAGAAGCCCCTCAAGACGGGCGTGGAGACCATCGCCAACCTCATCGAGGACGTGCAGAGCATCGTCAACGCGCTCGACTTCAACGCGGGCGACGCGATGAAGTCCTTCGCCAACATCGCCATCATCGCGGACATGCTGTCCAACACGTTCGTCGAGTGGAAGGCGGGGCTGAACGAGGCGGCGGAGGAGGAGAACGAGTCCGTCGAGTACGCGGAGTACGACTCCTACATCGAGAGCCTGTCGGACCTCGCCGAGGCGGCGGCTGACGTGGCGACCGCACTGAAGGAGGGGCAGATCCCCGAGGGCGGCGTCGAGGAGCTGGAGGCGGTGTTCAAGGAGTACATGGCGGACATGCTGATGGGCATGGACGCCTACAACGCGCTCGCCGAGCAGGACACCATGAAGGGCGCGAAGGGGATGCACGTCGCGTCCAAGGGTGAGGCCGACGAGGACGAGGACGAGGACGAGGACGAGGACGAGGAGGGCGACGAGGCGGAGGAGAGCAAGCGCCCTACCAAGCGGTAGACCTCGCCCTTGAGGCGTGGCGCTACCGTCGTTCGGCGTACAGGAGCGGGCGGTTGGAGCTTGTCGGCTACGACCGTCCGCGCCTGCGGAAGAAGCGCAAGGTGAAGAAGAAAGGTGAGTTCGGATCCGCCCTGAGCTACACCCCGTTCAAGAGCAATTTCCGGTGGCGGCGGCACTGAAGTGGAGCGAGCGAAGCGATGAGCAACAACAAGGTCACTCCGAAGCTCCTCACCGACGTCCGGTTCGTTCGTCTTTCGCTGGACGAGGCGAACAACGACGGGAAGATTCGCGTCAAGGGTGAGTTCGCCAAGTGCGGTGTCGCCACCGAGAACAAGCGCATCTACCCGGAGACCGTGTGGTCCAAGGAGATTGGTCGCCTCGACAAGGCAATGGTCGAGCGCCGGGTGTTCGGCGAGATGGACCACCCCTCCGACGGGCGCACCTCGCTTCAGCGCGTCAGCCACATCGTCACCAGCCTGAAGACCGACAAGAACGGCATCGTCATCGGTGAGGCGGAGATTCTGCCCACCGAGGCGGGCAAGAACCTCGCGGCCCTGCTGTCGTCGGGCTGCAAGGTGGGCGTCAGTTCGCGCGGGTACGGTTCGACGAAGAGCAACGAGAAGGGCGAGGAAGTCGTTCAGAACGACTACAAGCTCGTCACGTTCGACTTCGTCGCCGAGCCTGCCGACTCCGACGCCTACCCGGACCTGCACACCGAGAGCACCAACAACCTCATCTTCGAGGGAGTGGACATGAACGCCGCGACTGCGGAGCAAGACAAGGCGAAGGCGGCTGAGTGGGCGAAGCGCCTGACCGCCTCCGAGGGTGAGACGGCGGGTGACGTGCGCGACGAGTTCTCGCGGGACCTGCTCGCCAACATCGCCAAGGTGAAGGCAGAGGCGTACGAGCAGGCGAAGGCGGACCTCGCCTCCGACCCGAAGCACGCTCCGGCGGCAGCGGTGCTGGACAAGATCCGCGACATCCTGCGCCCCTCGATGCTGGAGGGTGACGCCAAGGCGACCGTCGAGGCGAAGGATGCCGAAATCGCCACGCTCAAGAACCAGATCGCCGAGCGCGACCTCCGCATCAAGACGCTGGAGGACGAGAACGTCGAGCTGGCGTCGGTGGCGAAGGAGGTCGGCTACAAGTTCTGGATGGAGCGCGCGCTCGCGGGTGACGTGGACGCGGAGACCGTTCGGAGGCTGGTCGGCGACGTGAAGCAGTTCGAGCGGGTGGACGACCTGAAGGCGAAGGTCGAGTCCGTCCGGGGCGAGCTGGCGCGCAAGCGCGACGAAGCGAAGGCGGTCGAGGATGCCCGCCGCGCGGAGATCGAGGCTGCCACGGCTGCTGTCGAGGAGCAGAAGCGTGCTGCCGAGGAGAAGGCGGCGAAGCTGGAGGAGGGTCTGAAGAAGGCGCTCCTCAGCGAGAAGCAGCTCGCGCTGAAGCTCTACGTCGAGCAGCGTTTGACGAACCACCCGAAGGCGGCGAAGATCCGTTCGTTGGTGGAAGGTCGGAAGTTTTCCTCGACCGAGGAGATCGACGAAGTGATCGCTGGTCACCGCGAGCCGGAGCGTGATGTGGACGAGCTGGAAGCCGTCCGCGCGCGCGTCCGCAAGCAGGTGGGCGGCGGTGACGAGTACGTCCTCGACGAGGAGAAGACCACCCCCGAGAGGTCGCGGGGAGGGAATGGCAGTTACAACGGGCTCGGGATGCCCATCGGGGAGTTGAAGAAGCTCTCCGGTCTCAACAACGCGAAGTGAACCAAGCCGGGCGGAAGAACATCCGCCTCATGAACCGAAGCACAGAGGAGGAAGTCACACATGCCCGCAGAAGCCCGTCGCATTCTGGCCGAGGACGCTCGCAAGAGCATCGCTGACGAGTCGTACGTTGGCGCTCTCATCCGCAAGTGGGGAGACCTGCTGGAGGGTCTGCCTTCGCGCACTGAGCACGAGCGGTACGTGCTCGGCGTCACCGCCATCCTGATGGAGAACGAGTCCCAGTACCTCCAGAACCTGAACGAGGAGACGAAGCAGGTCAACGTCGGCTCGTTCACCAAGTTCATCTTCCCGGTTCTGCGGCGCGTGTTCCCGAACCTCATCGCCAACGAGATCGTCTCGGTGCAGCCGATGACTGCGCCGGTCGGGGCGGTGTTCTTCCTCGACTACATCTACGGTTCGTCGAAGGGCGGCACCACGGCGGGCAACGTCTTCCCGCGTGACTTCGACCGGGACTACTCCTCGGAGTACGTCAACGGCGAGATCCTCGCCACGGGCAACGGCGTGGACTACGGCGGTGCGGGCGCGGCCCTCGTCGCCAACATGGCGTGGACCCCGGTCCGTGCCCTGAACGCTGCGACCGGCGTTTCGGTCGTCATCAAGGAGGTCACCACCGCTGGCGTGGTCGTGCAGACGGCGACCGATGACGGCGTGGGCGGCTTCACTGGTGCGGTCACGGCGGGCACGCTGAACTACTCGAACGGCTCGCTGACCGCGTTCAAGTTCACGAACGCCGTCGCCAACGGCAACCAGATCAAGGCGTACTACTACTACGACGGCGAACTGTCGGGGAAGGTCGCCCAGATCAACCTCGACGTGAAGAAGGCCCCGGTCGAGGCGATGCCTCGCCGCCTGAAGGCCCTCTGGTCGTCCGAGGCGGCTGAGGACCTCCGCGCCTTCCACGGTCTCGACGCTGAGACCGAGCTGGTGTCGGCGGTGGCGCAGGAGATCGCGCTGGAGATCGACCGCGAGATCATCAACGACCTGTTCCTGAACTCGACCTCGACGACGGGCTCGTTCGACCGCATCCCGCCCGCTGGCGTGGCGGAGATCGACCACCTCCGCGCGATCCTGACCCAGATCGCCACGGTGTCGAACCTCATCCACAAGAAGACCCTGCGCGCGCCCGCGAACTTCATCGTGACGTCGCCCGAGGTCTCGGCGCTGTTCGCCCAGCTCACCACGCACGGCGACTTCCGTCCGTCGTTCGTGTCGGGCAGCGAGAGCCCCTACGGCCCGACCGACATGCCGCGTCCGCTGACCCAGCACGGTCAGTTCGGCATCTACAAGGTCGGCACGCTGATGAACAAGTGGGTGGTCTACGAGGACCCCTTCTTCACCCGCGACCAGATGCTCATCGGTCTCAAGGGCAACAGCTTCCTCGACGCGGGCTTCTGCTGGGCTCCGTACATCCCGCTTCAGGTCACCCCGACGTTCCTCGACCCGAACGACTTCTCGTTCCGCAAGGGCATGAGGACGCGCTACGCGAAGAAGATGCTGCGTCCGGAGTACTACGGCCAGCTCAAGGTCACCAACCTCTGAGCCTGACCTGAACCTCGGCAACAACGGGCCGCTCATCCGAAAGGGTGGGCGGCTCTGTTGTTCATGGGGTACAACGGACGATGGAGGTGCAACGTGGGACGCATGAGCGAGGTACTGAGCGAGCTGGAAGCCATCGGTGCTGTCGGCGAGAAGGTCGTCCTGCTGCGGTTGGAGGCTCCCCCGAGGGCGGAAGTGCGACTGGCTCCGCCGCCTCCGCCGGAAGTTCCTTCGGTGTCGTCGGACCTCACGGAGCGAGTTCGGTTGCTCCATGAGGTGAGCGCAGAGTCTCTTCGCAAGCTGGAAATCATCGCCAAGGAAGTGCAGGATCTTCGACAAGTCTTCAGTCGCGTTGTCGAGGCGACCCTGCTCGAACCAGAAGGAGAACGAGATGCGGAAGTTCACCCTGAAGCCTGAACTCACCTTCGCTGTCATTCCGGGCACGGGACGCATCAACCCGAAGCAGGTGCTCGAAGGTGACCAGTACGCCAAGTTCGTGCCGTCGCTGCTCGTCGAGCTGCTCGTGGAACCCAAGGCCGCTCCGCCGGTCCCGCCTCCGCCGCCCAAGGTGACCGTCGAGGCTCCGCTGCCGCCGCCTGCGCCCCTCCTCACGGAGACGGCGAAGGAAGATGCCCCCAAGGAAGAGCCCAAGCCGAAGTTCACGGCGTCGGCGTCGTCGGCAGCCAAGAAGCCCTCTTCGTCCAAGAAGTGAGCCCTCGGAAGTGAGGCGCAGGGATGTCCTACGAGTCGTTCGTTCTACGAGACGAAGCGGAGTTGCAGCAGTGGATCCTGCGACGGCTCGGTGCGCCTCTTCTCAAGGTCGAACTGACGGCGGAGCACCTCCGCGACAACATCGAGGATGCCAAGCGGTGGTTCGCCGCCAAGAAGGGTTGGAAGCGGTTCTGGACGCTGAACATCGCGCAAAACCAGAACGTCTACGACCTGCCCTTGGAGGCGGACATCGTGACGGACGTGGTGTTCAGTTACAACCCGCTCGACCTCAGCATCCTCGCGTTCCCGTACTGGCTTCCGCCGGAGAACAACCAGATTCCGTACTCGGTGTTCAACGTCGCCGGGAAGTCGGGCGGGCTCTACTCGAACTACACGCAGCTTCTTCAGTCCATCGAGACAGCCAAGCGTGTTCTCAGTGCGGAAGCTGACTGGCGGCAGGAGAACAACGGGGACGGCAACAAGCTCTACCTCTTCCCCAATCCGACGCGCAGCGGGCTCGCCATCGTCGAGTACACGACTCACCTCATCAAGCCGCACGAGCTGACGGAGCGCGACCACGACCTGCTCAAGCGGTACGCGCTGGCGATGGCGAAGCTCGACCTCGGACGCATTCGTTCCAAGTTCGACAGCTATCCGACGGCGCAGGGCACCATGACGATGGACGGTGCGGCGCTCTTGGAAGAGGCGCGGAACGACATCGAGAAGCTGGAAGAAGAGCTGGCGAACAGCGCGATGCCGATGGGGTTTCTGGTTGGTTGAACTATGGGCTACGCGACCGCCGAAAAGCAGCGTGAAGCACAGCGGGCCTACAAGGAGGCCAACCGCGAGTCCATTCGTGCGTGGAACCGTGAGTGGCGGAAGCGTCGGGAGAAAGAAGACCCGGAGTTCAAGGCGCGAGCGCGCGCGAACGAGAAGGCGTACCGCGCACGAAATCCGGAGAAGGTTCGGACGAAGAATCAGGCAACCAACGAGAAGTTTGCGGTGGCGCGTCGCAACAGCAATCTGAAGAAGCTCTATGGAATCACGCACGCCGACTACGAGCGGATGTTGGTCGAGCAGGGCGGGTGCTGCGCCATCTGCGGAACTCCGGCTCCGGTCGGTATCAAGAAGTACTTCTCGGTGGACCACGACCACGAGACCGGGAGGGTGCGGCAGCTTCTCTGCGACCTTTGCAACAACGGGCTGGGACGGTTCAAGGACGACATCGACTTGTTGAAGAAGGCGGTGGCGTACTTGGAGCGGCACAAGGCGAAGGTCGGGTGACCTATGGCTTACAACGGACCCAAGAAGCCCAAGGTCATTCTTCCGTACCCGACGCTGCGGAAGGTGGAGCCGTATCCGTTCGAGACGCTCCAGTCGCCTGAGTGCGAGCACGACTTGTTCGACTCGCTCGCGCAAGAGCACACCAACATCGCCGGAACGGACATCGACTACTTCAGCCATCAGGTTGCCAAGTCGAACCGTGACGCCCTCTACGACGAACCGATTCAGCGGGCCTACAGTGGACCGTTTCGTCTCAAGGGGTACATCACTTGGCCGGACCTGACGCCGGACGTCGGGGACAAGGGCTGGCGGTCGGTCGCCAACGCGGAGTGCTGGATTGCTCGGTTGGAGTTCGAGCAGAAGCACTGCCCGGCTCCGAGCGAGACGGACGTACTTCGCATCTGGAACACCCCCTTCTTCAACTCGTGGGCGGTGGACGGCGAGGACATCCCCGGCGCGGGGTACTATTTCGACATCCTGAACGTGAACGACGATGGGCACCTGTTTGACTCAGCGCAGTTCGTAGGGTTCAAGATGATTCTCAAGCGGCGGACGGAGTTCACGCCGGAGCGGCGCATCACCAACACCTGAGACCATGTGGTCTCTACGAGGAGAAGAGATGAGCAACGTCACTGTGCAGATGAAGGCGCTGTTGGGCGAGGATACCGTCGGCGAGCAGGAGGAGATGGACGCCGAAGTCGAGGTGAACATGAAGGCGCTCGCGCCCCAGCTCATCCTCGCCATGCAGGCGATGGGCTTGGACCCCGGCGACGAGGACCACCTCGACGCCTTCATGAAGACCCTCAAGGTGATGGCGACCTCCAAGGCGAACATCCTCAAGGTCGCTCTCCGTCGCTGGACGGGGGCCAAGGCGAAGGCGGCGGTCAAGGTCGCCAAGGCGACGCTCTGACAGATGCCGCTCGACCCGTACCTCGTCGAGGCCGCTGTGAAGAGCGGTCTGAGTACGGTGTGCGCGACCTGCCGCAAGTACTGGGAGGGGCGCGAACGGGGTCTGCCTGAGCCTCGCTGCACCTCGAAGACGGGGTGCGGCTCTCCGCTCGCGGGTGGAGATTTCCACGAGTACGACGGGCCGCTGACGGTGTTCGACCGCTGGTGCTTCGTCTGCGCGGCGGAGGCCAAGTACGGTGTTCGGGCGCGGGACAAGCGACGGCTCTTCGGCGTGTGCGAGGAGCATGTTCGGCTGCTCCACGACCTGAAGCCGGTGAACGCGGCTGCTGCGGACCCGGTCATGAAGTCTGCTTCCGGGCGAGAGCTACGCCCGGCGGACCTTCTTCCGCCGTCCCGCAAGTCGTTGGCGGCAGCCATCGCTGCGGCTGAGAAGGAGTTCGAGTCCGAAGGGAAGGACTGATGGCTCGGTTGGGTCCGCTTCCTCGAACGAAGAAGTCCTCCCGTGACGGACTGACGATTGATTGGTCGGACGAATCTGCGCGCACATGGGGTTTGTTCGGGGAGTACGACGAGCGCGCTCGGAAGCTCCAGCAGATGATTCCGTACATCGCGGCGCAGGAGACCTTCCGGGGACTGATGGGGCGCATCCCGTCGGACCGCAGGTGGAAGACCTACCGGAGTGTGCTGCGCGTCGTTCGCATCGGACCCAAGGGCTGGCGGGGCGGGGTGTTCGCGGTGTACGGCAAGCCCAAGATCGCCGGGGCTCAGGTCATCGACTCCGCGCGAACCGTTTTGTACGTGAGAGTGAAGCAGAACCGGGTGACGCCTCCCGGACCTCTGACGCGGATTTTGGCGAAGTTCAGTCCGTGGACGATGGAAACGCTCCCGTTCGCCCCAAAGCGCAGCGAGTCGCTCGTGGTGACGCGGCAGGTGAGCAAGCGCGAAGTTCAGCGGGTGACTGAACTGCGCAAGGAGGACGAGAAGGAGTGGATGCCCCTGCTGCGCCAAGCAGGGGTGAACCACATTCGGCGAGACCCGACGGACACGGAGCTGAAGGCGAAGCAGGTGCAGGACGTGGCGTTCGAGGCGCTGCGGCTTGAGTTCGGGTACGGAGGCACGAAGCCCATTCCGCACTGGCGACCGGCGGTGAAGGAGGCGGTACAGGTGGTGACGCGGCTCTGGAAGACGAGGAACCGGCTGACGCGCCACCTGTTCAAGTACAAGGATCGGGCGTGGAAGAAGTGGCCCCCGAACGTGGGGTCAGCGCGCATCGCTGACCTGAAGAACATGGCGAAGTTCCAGAAGCGGCTGCGGGTTAGAGTCTGAGCGCAGTTCGTGTATAACCGAGGGCGCGGCAGGAGGATCGCAATGAAGCCACAGGTGATGGAGTTGCTGGAGCAGATGCGGGTGCAGCTCGTGCGCGAGTCGGAGGCGCATGGACCGGACTCGGCTGCTGGGGCGCAGGGCGACTCCGGGGAGCCCGGAGAGTCGGGCGCGGAGAACGAAGAGAACGCCATCGACGCCTTCAATCTCTACTTCGATGACATCGTCGAGGATCTTCTCGAAGAGTACGAGTTGACCGAGGCGGACGCCGAGGACTTCATGTTCGGGGTGATGCGGGACATGATCACCGCCGGAACCATCCCCGACATGCCGGAGGACGAAGAAGACGAGGCCGCGCTGGCGCAGTGGTTGGGCGCGGTGAAGTCGGCTGGGTTCGAGGCGCAGGTGCTGGCGGTGGCAGAGCAGTCCGCCGTGGACTGAAGATGCCGACGACGGGCGACGCCTACACCCGAGAGAAGCAGTCCGGTGGGGTGAAGACCGGATCTGTGTTCTTGCGCGACTTCGACCGAGGGGTGGTCGAGACGCTGGGAGGTGTCGTCGTCGGGGACAACTACTTCGTCTACAACACCGGGGTGAATCCCGCGCCGGGGCAGCCGGGGATTCCGGTGACCTTCGCCTTCCCCGAGGACATCTACGAGCACTGGAAGAAGCCCGGCTTCATCGTCAGCCGTGATGACGTCGCTCCGGCGATGCAGCGCTACCACCCCGGTGCGCTCCAGTACAACGCGCCTGCGGCGACGGCTAGCCCGGTGGTGATGAGCGGGATTTCGGGCTTCACGCAGATGGAAACGATGTCGCAGGCAGTGCCGTTCGACCTCGCGTACACCATCAGCATCATCACGGCAGGCCACCGGAACCTCGCCAACAAGCTCCTCGACTACACCTTGAGGCGCTTTCCGCCGTACTGCGCCGTTTACGTGCTCGACAGCCTCGGCGATCAACGAACGTACACCGCGTGGAACGACGGGGTGTCGATGCTCGACGAGGTGATGGAAGTCTCCGAGCGCACGATTGGGTTTGCCGTATCACTCCGGGTTGAGGCAGAATTTGACCTCGCCGAGCCCGAGATCCACTCTACGGTCACTTCTGCTCCGACCGTGAACCTCAAAAGGAAGCCGTGATGGGTGACTACTACAACACGACGCGCGGTCCGCTGTCGGTGACGCTCAACGACGGCTCGTCCTGCGCGGTTTCTCCGAAGTCGTGGATCTACGTGGCTCCCGGCAACGAGTCCTCTGCGAGCATCACGAAGCTGGTTCAGAAGGGCTTCCTCGTTCGCTCCTCCGTGGCGCGGACGGCGGCTGAGGTTCCCCCCGCGCCCCTCTCCGCGCCCGCTGCTCCCGCCGTCGTTCCGGCGCTGAAGCCGGAACCGAAGCTGGAGCCTTCGGAGGCGAAGCCGGAGCCGAAGACCGAGGTGGCGTCTACCTCAAGCATGAAGGAAGAGATCTTCCGGAAGAAGCGGTAAGAAGACACCGAGCCTACGAGGAGGCTGTGGTTCCTCGACCACCACGATGCTGAAGCGCATCGACAGGAGCTGACCGTGGCAGAGATTCTTTCGCCGGGAGTTTTCATCGAGGAAGTGCCTTCCGCTGCGCAGGTGATTGCGGGGGTCTCGACCTCGAACATGGGCATCGTCGGCTACGCCCAGCGGGGACCGACCGACAAGGCGGTGCTCTGCACGTCCTTCGAGCAGTTCACGCGGACGTTCGGTCAGTTGGTCAAGGAGAGCTTCATGCCGCTCTCGTTGGCTTCCTTCTTCGCCAACGGCGGTCGTCGTGCCTTCGTGGTGCGTGTGGCTCCGGCGGACGCGCTGGCGGCGAACTGCCAGATCCAGTCGAAGACGACGGACCAGTCCATCGAGGTGGGCGACGGTGTCGCGGCGCTCTTCACCAAGACGGCGGCGACCTCGCTGCTCAAGGACAATGCCGGAGCTTCGCCGCTCGTGCGCGGAAGCGTCTCGGTGCGTTGGCGCTCGACCGGAACTCCGGTGGGCGTGGACACGCTCCTCAAGGCGCGGGATGGCGTCACGGACGCTCTCTTCGTCGCCACACAGGCGAACTACGAGGCGCGGATTGCCATCGCGTCCCTGCCTGCTTTCGACGCGGGGCTCGACTCGGTGGTGCGTGGGACGGTCACGGTCACGCTGGCGGTTGCGGCGGCGGCTGGAGGTTCGCCCATCACCGTTCCGATTCCGGTCGGAACTTCGAGCGTCGTGACGGCTACGGTCGGTACGGCTCCGAACCAGACGACGGTCACGTTCGACCACAAGACCGGGTTCTGCTCCATCAAGACCACGGGCAACCACATTCCGCAGGTGGTGGACGTCGGCGCGAGTCTCGGTCCCAAGGCGCAGTGGACTCCGGCGTCGGCGACCAAGACGGCGACGGACAGCGCGGGTACGTGGACCGGCGATGCGACCGGCACGCTGACCTACACGGACGGCGCGTACTCGCTGAACACGGGTGCGAACATCCCGCACAACCTGTCCCCCGTGCTGGCGACCTACAAGATCAACGCATGGGACATCAACCCCATCTCCGTCGGGAAGTGGGGCAACGACATGAAGGTGCAGGTGTCGGGGCACCCGGACTACTTCGACGCCTCGACGGCGACGTACTCCGCGTTCAACCTCAACGTCCTGCTCCTGAACACCTCGACCGGCAACTACGAGGTGGTCGAGTCGTACGAGGAGCTGGACTTCTCGACGACCACGGCGGCGCAGTTCTTCCCTGACGTGGTGAACGAGCTTTCCGACCTCATCACGGTGACGGAGCCTGCGGGTAACGAGGCTCCCGGCGAGCTGGCAGGTGTGGCGCGCTCGAAGGTCATCGGCGGCGGCAACGAGCTGACCTCGGGGCAGACCTTCACTGCGGTGACGCTGACGCACGCTCCGGTGGCCCCGCGCACCATCACCATCTCGTACACCGACTCGACTGGGACGGGGCGCACCATCACGGACAACGGGACGGGTTCGCTCATCGGCGACATCGACGGGACCGGGACAAACACCATCGTCTACGCCTCGGGTGTCCTCAACGTGAAGCTCGGGTACACCATCCGAGGCGGCACGCTGGTCACCGTCTCCTACCGGACGGCGTCGGAAGAGACCGCGCACACCGAGAGCTTCGGCGACACTGCGAAGTCGTACACCGAGGGTCCGAAGGTCTACTTCCAAGCGGGAACGGAGGGGACGTTCGACTCGACGAACTGGGGCATCAACCAGTTCACCTCGACGACGCTCAAGGCGAGCTACAAGGGGGTCTACGCCCTCAGCAAGGTGGACGAGCTGATGCAGGTCTGCGTTCCGGACTTCGCAGGCGACGTGACTGTCACGGGTCACCTGCTCGACTACGCGGACGAGCGTGAGACGCTGCCGCACGGTGGTGACCGCTTCATCATCCTGACGGTGCCGAAGGGGTCCGACCCGCAGGAGGCGGTGGATTGGTTCCGGTTCGACCTCGGGCGCATGTCGAAGTGGGCGGCGCTCTACTGGCCGTGGGTGAAGGTGGCTGACCCGCTCGCCAACAACCGCCCGCTGACGATGCCTCCGCTGGGACACATCGCGGGCGTGTACGCGCGCACGGACAACACGCGGAACGTCGGCAAGTCCCCCGGCGGTACGGTGGACGGCGCGCTGCGCTACCTGCTCGGGCTGGAGTACGAGTCCACGCAGGGCGAGCGCGACTACGTGTACCCCAACAAGATCAACCCGCTGGTCTCGTCGCCGCAGACGGGCCTCGCGGTCTGGGGTGTGCGGACCATCGCGCCGACGAGCGAGTGGCGGTACATCAACGCCCGCCGCCTGTTCATGTTCCTCGAAAAGAGCGTGTTCGAGAGCACGCACTGGATCGTCTTCGAGAACAACGGACCGGGGCTGTGGACTCGCATCAAGGCGCAGTTGGAGGGCTTCCTGAAGTCGCTCTTCAACGAGAACTACTTCGCGGGCAACAGCCCGGCGCAGGCGTTCTTCGTGGTCGTGGACGAGTCCAACAACCCGCCGGAGAGCGTCGCCAACGGTCAGGTCATCATCGACGTGGGGGTCGCGCCCAACAAGCCCGCCGAGTTCGTGCGGTTCCGGTTCCAGCAGAAGACGTCGCAGTAAACTCGCGGTAAGATCGGGCGAGACCCCTTTCCAAGGAGCACCATCATGGACGTGACCGTCAACAACATCTCGTCGAGCGAAGTCCCCATCCGGGAGCTGTACACCACCATTCCGGCGGGCGGCTCGGTGTCGTTCAAGCGCAGCGCGGCGGAGGTCGCCTGTATGCGCGGGCTCCAGAAGGCGGTCGCCGACGGGCTCGTGACCGTCGCCGCCGTGGACGAGGCGTACGAGACGGCCTCGAACCTCATCGTCACCCTCAGCTAACCTGACCGCCGGTCAGGCGGGGTGACTCGAACAGGAGAACTGGCACATGGCACGTTCGCAGCAGACAGACTTCCTCCACTCGATGAGGTTCCACGTCAACTGCGCCATCGCTCAGGGTGGCGCGGCGGACTTGGACCTCAACGCGACCGTCACGCAGGGGAAGGCGCAAGCCGGGTTCTCCAACGTCTCGACGCCGGAGGCGACGGTGGAGGCAGTGGAGTACCGGGAGGGTGGCTACATCTACACCCGGAAGTACCCCGGCAACCCGTCGATGGGCGACATCACGATGCAGCGCGGGGTGGCGCGAGCCGACACCTCGTTCTGGAAGTGGCTGCGCGTGGTCATCGAGGGCAGCGGCGAGTACCGCGCCGACCTCACCATCATGCACTACCACCGCGACCGCGCGCTGACGCGCGAGTACCCAGCGCAGGGTACGGTGAACCTCGCGGGCATCGACCTCGACAACCCGGCGCGCGTGTACCACGTCAAGGAGGCGTTCCCGACGCGGCACAAGGTGGCGGGCGACCTCGACGCGACGGCGAGCGAGATCTCGCTGATGGAACTCGACTTCGCGTACGAGTCCTTCGAGGTCGAAGAGCGCGCGGCTCCCTGACAGGTGAGAAGCCGTGCAGGAAAGCAGGCGCTGTCGTACCGTGGGTACGACGGCGCTTTCGCTTTGTGAGGTGACCTGTGGCTCGAAACGTCATCAGCGACTTTCTTCAGGACAATGCGTTCTGGCTGATGGACGTCGCCCCCATCGAGCCTCTCGCGCTCCCGGTGTTCACCCCCATCGCTGGCTTCAGCGCCATCACTGCGCCGGAGATTCAGTTGGAGGTGCTCGACATCACCGAGGGGAACTCGCTCTGGCGAAAGAAGCTCGTCAAGAAGGCCGATGTGGGTGCCATCACGCTCTCGCGCGGTACGTCGTTCTGGGACGCGGACTTCAACCGCTGGCTGATGGCGGCGCTCCGAGGGACCACCGAAGGCTACTCTGTTGGCTTTTTGTCAGGGCTCGGCGGAGCAACTCCGCGACGCGACCTCCTGCTGATTCAGTACTTCCGGCGCACGCCGATGAATGCGTTGGTGACGGGCGTTCTGGGCGGCACCCTGACCACGGCACTTGCCGCCGCCGCTGCGAGCGACTTGGGAGGTTCGTCCGCGCAGGCGGCGGTGTTGGCAGGGCTGGCAGTCAGTCCCCTTGGACCCTTCGAGCTGTACCCAAAGGTGCCTGCGCGAGCGTGGCTCCTGCGCGGCTGTCTTCCGACGCGCTACAAGGTCGGCTCCGACTTCGACGCGACCTCTGGACAGGTCAGCATCATGGAGTTGGACGTGCAGCCGGAGCAGGTGGAGGAGATTAGCCTCGCCAGTTGAGGTACACTGGGCGCATGTGGTGGGAAACTCTGGACGTCGAATCACTGATGAGCCGTCGTGAGGAGCAGACGACCGCCGGAGGCGCGGGTGGGACGACCTCCGGCAACGTCGGTGCGTACCCGGTGCCGCTCGGGCGTCCGATGCGGCGGAAGTTCCCGGTGTCCGCGACCAAGTACAAGACGCTCGACGACCTCAAGGCGGAGTGGGCGCTGGGGTCGGTTCGGTCCCGCTTCTGAGCGCTCTGCGCGGCCTCCTGAGCGGTTTTCAGGCTTGACCTGTCCCCGAAGCGGGTTTGAGCCGCGTCGTCGCGCTCAGGGGCAATACGGCGATCTACCTCTTCTCTAAAGTAGCGCCTACTGCGCCAGTGAGGTACAAGGGGGCATGGACCTCGCAACTGCCGGGCGGACCCCGGATACGGACGGGAGCGCGATGGGCAACAAGCTCGAAACCATCATCGGAAGTGACGAGAGAGGCGCGTGGGAGAAGGAGGTTCAGGAGGCGGGGCGCTTCAAGTGTGCTAACTGCGGCAGTGACGACCGGGTGAAGCCGCGCATGGTCGTTCCGGTGGAGGCGGGTGGAAAGCTCGTCCTCGGGAACGGCATCCTCCTGTGCCGGACGTGCGAACTCACGCTGGAGACGGCGGCGCGGTACGCAGAGCCCACCAAGACCAAGCGCCCGGTGAACTTCTGGGTGTCCCGGAAGCTGTACGACCGCCTCAACGACGAGAGCGAGCGGACGACCTTTCGGTCGATGGCGGGGCTCGTTCGGTTCCTGATGACCAAGTACGTCTCCGACCCTGATCGCTTCGACGACCTCTCGCAGTACCAAGACGCGGGCACGGACGTGAAGGTCAACGTCTGGGTGGAGAGCGACATCTACGCCCGGTTCAAGGAGCTGGTGGACCGGCGCGGGCAGACGGTGACGGACTCGCTCAAGGGGCTCATCTGCCTCTTCGAGAACGAGTCCGCGAAGCTGTTCGACAACGACAACAAGAAGGAGTGAACGGACATGGGTGACGTGAGCACGAACACGCTTCAGATGATGACGGAGGCTCAGGTTCGTGAGCCGAAGTCTTCGGTGGGGGTCTACACCTTGCCGTGTGGGTTCCTCGACGGGAACGGGGTACTGCACACCGAGGTGGTGCTGAACGAAATCACCGGGCACGACGAGGACATGCTGGCGAACGGGAAGATTCCCTCGCAGAAGAAGCTCAACCAGCTCCTCATCTCGTGCATCCAGCGCATCGGTTCCATCACGACGAAGAACGAAATCGCCGCTGCGGTTCCGGAGCTTCTCGTGGGCGACCGTGTCTTCCTCATCCTCGCCATTCGGCGCGTCTCGCTCGGGGACGACTACCCGTACAAGGACACCTGTCCGTCGTGCGAGAAGGAGAGCCTGATGAGCATCGACCTCTCCTCGCTCGATGTCATTCCGATGCCCGACCCGAAGAAGCGCATCTTCGACGCGAAGCTGCCGTCGAAGGCTGCCTGCCGCGCATGGGCGAACTCCGGCGAGGTCCCGGAGCCGGAGAAGTCGAACCCGACGGGTCGTCCGATTCGTTTCAGGGCGATGGTGGGGCGTGATGAGGAGCAGGTCGGTAAGGTGCAGGGGAAGGACGACGCCATCTCCAAGCTCCTCGCGCTGCGAGTGGAACTCCTCGACGGGAAGCAGCCGACGCTGGCGGACTTCCAGCAGATGACGATGGCGGAGCGCTCGTACATCCGTGACGAGCTGTTCCGGCAGAACGACGGTGGGGTGGAGACCTCGCTCGACGTGACGTGTCCTCAGTGCGGCTCGGAGTACCAGCGGGAACTGGAAATCGGGCAGACCGGTTTTTTCTTCCCGTCTCAGGCTCGGAGGAACTCGAAGACCAGATCTTCTACCTGATGGAGATGTGGCAAGGTCTCTCCTATGACGCGATCCTCACCATGCCGTACACTCGCCGCCAGCGGTTGATGGCGAAGAAGGACGAACTGGAGAAGAAACGAGCGTCGAGGTCGAAGTAGGGACCATGTGGTCCCAAGGAGAGTGAAGTCGTGGCGATGAACTTCTTGGGACTGGGTTTCTCCTTCGGTGGTCGGGACAAGAATATGTCCAAGACCATCGAGAACCAGACCAAGCACCTTGGGCTGATGGGGACTGCGGTCAAGACGCTCGACAAGATCCTCTCCATCAACCGGCTTCAAACCTTCCTCGACGCCATCTCACTGTCGAGGCTCAAGGACATCTCCGACGGCATCGAGAGCATCAGCAGCACTGGTCGGAATCTGACCACTACCCTTGAGGGGGAGTTTCAGTCGAACAGCCGCACGATGGCGGCGTTCGGTGTCAACATCGGGAAGACCGGCGCGGACCTGAAGAAGTTCAAGAAGGAGACGAGCGCGGCTGCATACGCCACGGGCATCTCCATCGACGAGATGGGGAAGGCGTTCTACGGCTTCGAGCCTGCCGGTGAGATTCTGAAGTCGCTCGGCATCGAAGGTGGGGAGGCGTTCGCCAAGCTCGCGGAGGTGGTTGGGGCGGATGCCCAACAACTTGGATGGGACCTTGGTCAGTTTCAGAAGGAGACTGGACTGGCGACGGAGCAGATGAACTTGCTTGTCAGCCAAGCAGTCAAGATGGGTAAGACGACAGGTGACGTCGGCGCGGCCCTGAAGAAGGTTCCGGAGATGTCTGACATCCTGAACGCGAGGAAGGCGCTCGGGGATAGTCCAGAGCAGATTACGAAGTTCGGGCAGCAGATTTTCGGACTCGGCGACGCGCTTTACGGCGTTGGCATCAAATCCGGGCCGGACTTTTCGGTACACCTTGCGAAGACGATGAACGACACGAAGAAGTCGTTCAAAGGGCTACTCGCGGGTACGGAAGATGATCTCAACGCCTTCCAACACGAGCTGATGGTGAGCGGAATTAGCGCCGACAAGGTCTTCGGCGCGATGGAGCAGGGACCGGCGGATTTCGTAAAGGTGCTTGCGGAGCAAGTATCACAGGTCGAAGCTAACGGCGGGGACGTGGGGCAGGCGCTGGAGTTCATGCGCGCGCGCATGGGTAAGGCTTTCGGCGACGAGCAGACCGAACTGCTCGTGAATGCCCTGAAGGACCCAGTGAAGCGCGGCGCACTCGCGGCGGTAGAAACGCTGACGAAGACCACGAAGGTGCTCGGCGACATTCAGAAGGAGGGGTACGAGGGTCGATTCACGCTGGCAGAGCAGTTCGAGCGGTCTGAGGCGATGATGGTGCATCGCTTCCGCCAGATTGGGCGTGAGGAGACCAAGGAGTTCGTCCGTTCGTCTCAGCGGGCGTTCAAGCAGTTCGGCGACACGCTTCAGAAGGTTGCGGCGGAGAAGGGTCCGCTCGGCGCGATTGTTCGCAAGATGTCCGAAGCTCACCAGATTGGTGCGCAGGCGTTCATCCCGGAGGTGATGCGTCCGCTCGTCACTCTGACGGGCTCGGCGGTGAAGGAGATGGGACCGCTGCTCGGCATCCTCGGGTCGCTCGGGTTCCGGTTCACCATGCTGCTCAACCCCATCAACTTGGTGCTCATCGCGGGTGGAGCGCTTCTGGCGTGGTTCGCCGCGCTCAGGATGTCCGGCAAGTCAACGGACGTCGCCCTTTCCGAGATGGGCGTGAAGCTGATGAACTTCTTCTACAGCATTCCGCGCTACGTGGATGAAGCGCTGGACGCGCTGGCTGGGTTCATTTCTGGGGGACCGAAGTCGAACGTCTGGACGCAGGTGTTCGACATGGTGTGGAACAGCATCAAGTCGGCGGCGGCGCACATCTGGACGCGCATGAAGGAGATTGCGGCGGGCTTCTGGGACGGCTTCACCAACAACGTGAAGAGCGCGAATACGAAGACGTCGAGCGAAATCATCGGTGAAAAGCTGGGCGCTGTGCTTCGTGGCGCGCTGGACCGCGCTTGGGCGAACCTGAAGAAGGGCGTGATGGACCTCGCCTCGGGGCAGGCGACCGGCGAGGGGGTTCTCGCAGCGGTGCTGGGACTCGGGACGCTGATGAAGTTCGCGGGTCCAGTGGTGAAGGTGTTGTCGGTGGTGGGCTCGGTGGTGGGTTCGATTGTGAGCGTTCTCGGTAGCCTTGGAGGGGTCCTCGTGTCCGTGGGCGGGACGCTCGCAGGCTGGGTGGCGGTGCTGGCGGACGTCGCCAGTACGGCGCTTTGGGTTGTTTCGGCGATTACGGGTGTGGGGGAGGGCGTGGTGCTGGCCGCGTTGGCGGTGGCGGGGCTGACGGCGAGCTTCATGCTGTGGCCGGAAAAGACGCAGGATGCGGTGAACTGGGTGAGCGGCAAGCTCAAGTGGCTCTCTGAGAACGCCTTCGAGATGCTCACCACGGGCATCATCATGGCGATTGACTGGGTGGTGGACGCGCTCGGCGGGGCCGGACCCGGAATCGTGGACACGGTGATGGGTTGGTTCCTCCAACTCCCGAAGAAGTTCTTCAGCTTCGTCGGCGAGGTCGGGGTCGCCCTCGGGAAAGCCATCAACGGCATTCTCTCGATGCTCGAAGGGTTGGTCCTCGGAGCCCTCGACGGCATCAAGAACGCCCTGATGAAGCGGTTTCCCGCGTCGGCTGACGTCATCAGCAACGTGTTCGAGACGGTGAAGGGAATCGTTCAGGACACGTTCAGCGTCATCAAGCTCGGTGTGACTGTGGTTTCGGAAGTCTTCTCGACCGTCTTCAACCTCATCGGCAACGTGGTGGGTACGGTCTGGAACTTCATCGCGGGGCTGACGGGCTGGTTGATTGACAACATCATGCTTCCCTACTTCAGCAGGCTGTGGGCGAACGCGAAGCTCGTCTTCGACGGCATTTCGTGGGTCGTGAGGACAGCGGCTGAAGGCTGGGGGCTCATCTTCAAGTACTTGTGGGAGGGGGTCATCAAGCCCGTCTGGGACGCGGTCGGTCCTTACTTCGGAGCCATTTGGACCGGCATCACAAGCGGGCTTACGCGCATTCAGGACGCGGTGCGTACGATTTTTGGCGACGTCCGAGCGGTCACCGACGCGACTTTCGGGGCCATCGACGCATGGGTGGACGGGCTCTTCCGGAACTCGATTTCCACTGACATCGAGGAGGACCTGAAGTTCGCGCTGAAGTTCATTGAGAACTTTGGTGCGCTGGCAGGGAAGGCGCTCGACCTTGTCATGGCTCCTGTCAACGCGCTCTTGCCAGCGTCCATGCAGATTGGGGGAGGCGAGGGCGCGAAGGCAGTTCCGCCTGCCGCCAAGCCCTCTCCGGCGTTGGGGGCGGACGCGCGCGATGCGGCCCTCATCGCGGCTGTCCACCAACCGGCGTGGTACGCGCGCTACGAGCAGGTCTTTGCGAACCGAATGGACGCGCTCATTCGGACGGTTGAGGGTGCGGGTGCGGCTGCTCCGGGTGGGAAGCGTCCCTCGGGAAATCGTCCGGGCAAGACGGAAGCCGCAGGGAGCAACATGGGGCTGTACCGCAACATGGGTGTTGACCTCACTGGAGGCGGGTGATGGCGAATCCCGTCAGTGTTCCCCGGCGCAGCAGACTGCGGTTCACCGAGTACCTGAGTCTCGACGGGTTCGAGTTCTGGGACTTCGTGGACCTGCCCACCATTCCGGAGCAGCCGGATGACTCGCTGTACCAAGTGCGGTCGATTGACCGGCTCGACACCATCGCCTTCCGTTTCTACGGCGACCCCATTTTCTGGTGGGTCATCGCGGCAGCCAACGGGCTTGAACTCGTCGAGACGGAGTTGAACGTCGGCGACATCCTCCGCATCCCTTCGCCGCGCTACGTGAAGGAGAACCTCTTCGTGAAGGCGAAGGTGTGAGATGCCGGGGAACAGCGCCTTCGACTTCCTGAGTCCCTTCTTCACCGCCGCCATCGTGACGGATCCGTCGAACCGCGAGTTCACTCGCTACCCGTTGTGGACCTTCGACCGCATCGACGCTCAGAGCCCCGGTCCGACTCGAACGAGGCAAATCGACGAGATGGGGTCGCTGGCGTTCCTTTCGGAGATTTCCGTCAAGCTGAACCTCGGCTACGTCCCGAGAATCACCGCTACCCTGACTCCGCCGTTCGAGGCGGGGCGCAAGTTCATCGACTCTCCGCTCATCGAGTGGACGACTTCGACGCTCGAAGTTCAGTACGGCTACTCCTCCCCGCGAGGAGTGGTCGCTTCTCCCCTCTGGACGGGTTTGCTGCTCAAGCCGGAAGTGACGCTTGGTGCCGACATCAGCATCTCGCTGACAGCGCAGGGCATCGGTGGGTTCGGCGCGACACGCAGCGAGAGCGGTGAGCCGGAGCAGAACAAGTCCCTGCGCGATGTGTTCTTG